GGGCGATTCAAGCCGCCAATGCTGAACTTCTTAATGCCCGTGATACCCGCGATTACGCTTCTACGTGGTTCACCGATTCGGGTATTCCTTCGGGTGTTTTGCGTACTGACCAAGTGCTTTCAGTTGATCAGGCTCAGGCTACTAAAGAAGCGTGGAATGCTACGGCGGGCGCGAAAAACGGCGTGGCCGTTTTGGGCAACGGTATCAATTTCACACCTACATATTTGAACCCTAAGGATGCCCAATTTATTGAGGCACAGGGTTGGAACGTTCAGCAAGTTGCCCGGTTGTTCGGTATCCCGGCTACGCTGATGCTTGCTTCGGTTGATGGCAATTCGATGACTTACACCAATATTGAAAGTGAATTTATTGGGTTCGTTCGTTTCACGTTGCAAAACTACATTGTTGAAATGGAATCGGCGCTTTCGTCGATTTTGCCGCGTGGCCTTGAAGCCAAGATTGATACGGCGCAACTTTTGAAATCGGATACGCTCACCCGTTATCAGGCGCACGCGATTGCGATTCAAAACGGGTGGATGACCACCGATGAAGTACGTGCGATTGAAAACCTTGGGGGTAACTAATGGATGAATTGCAGACCCGCGAAATGCTTGTTCGCGTGACCGATCAGGATGCGCGTGAGGTTTCCGGTATTGCGGTGCCGTATGAGGTTGTGAGTCATGGGGAAATGTTTGCCCGTGACGCGGTGACCCTTGACGGTAACCCTAAACTTTTTTGGCAACACGCTGAACCGATTGGCAAGATTATGGCCGGCCGTCACACCCCGGATGGGTTTGAAATCACGGCTAGATTGAGTGAAACGCCGCGCGGTAATGAGGCTTACACCCTTTTGAAAGATGGTGTCATTGACCGTTTTAGCGTCGGTTTTGAAATGCGTGACGCTGAACAAAAGGATGGCGTGCGCGTTGTTACCGATGCGTATGTTCGTGAAGTTTCCCTTGTTGCGTTCCCTTGGTACGGCGATGCCGTCGTTTCTGAGGTGCGTGACGTTGAGGGCGTAGAATCCGATTCGAAAATTTCGACTTCGGCTAACAAGATGGAGATGAAAAGTATGGATGAAATCAATCCTATGCTTTCGGAACTTGCTGAGGTTCGCGAAAGTGTCGCATTGTTCGAACGTGAGATTGCTGAAATCAAGCGTGAGGCAACCCCCGCCGTTGACACCCGTTCGGCCGCCGAATTCGTCAAGGCTGTAGCGAAGGGCGATGAAGCCGCCGTTCGCGCCTACACCGGTGCAACAACGGCCGAATCGGTCACCACCCCTATCGATCGCGACCTTGTTGCAATCGTTGAGAAGTCTAACCCGCTTTCGACCGTGTTCGCGACCGGTGTCACCCCCGCTACCGGGCTGACCATTGACTTCGCACGACTGAACTCAGTCACCGACGGTACCGCCGTTCAGGCCGCTGAGGGCGATGACCTTGGTTACTACGAAATTGACATTGTTGCCGATTCGGTAGCCGTCAAGACTATCGGAAACCACGCTTCGATGTCGCGCCAGACTATTGACCGTTCGACCGTCAACTTCTTGGACACTACCCTTCGTGGTCAGGCTGTCGGCCTTGGTAACAAGTTGCACGCCGAATTGGTTGCCGCTTACAAGACCGTTCACGCGGCTCAGGTTACCGCCGGTAACACCGTCACCATTGAAGCCACTTCGGCAACCTACAACGATTTCTTGGGTGGTATCATTGACGCCGCCGGTGAATTCGACACCATTGGTTTGCCCATTGAAGCGATTCTTGTTGACGTTGTTACGTTCAAGGAAATCGCCGCCCTTCAGGGTTCCGACGGCCGCCCCGTCATGCTTGTTGGTGGCGCCGGTGTGAACAACGTTGGTTCGGTTAACGTTCCCGGGCTGACCGGTCAGATTGCCGGTATCCCCGTTATCGCTGATTCGGCACTTGATTCCGACAAGTCTGAATGCGCTTTTGTTAACGGTGCCGCACTTCGTCAGTACACTTCGGCCGCGCTTCGTCTTTCGGGTGTGGACGATGTTGCACTTACGAATTCGTTCAGCCTTTCGACCTATAGCGCGGTAGCGGATGAACTTCCCGCCGCAATTCTGCCGATCGTTCGCGCTTAATCAGTTAGGTAAAAGATGGCTCACGTTGTAGATGATTTTGAGGCGTTAAAAGCGTACGTTGGTGCGCACGGTAACGCCGATGATGATTTTATTGACGCTTGCTTTCATGAAGCGGTTGCCCTTGTCACGTCGTACGTGGCGGGGGCAACCGTTCCGGCTGAGGTGCTGAACCGTGCTTATCTTGAGTGCGGTAGCGAACTTTATCACCGTCGTAGCGCCCCGAATGGCATTAGTCAATTCGCGTCGATGGACGGCGGTCAAGTTATGCGTGTTGCACGCGACCCGCTTATTGGCGTGTACCCGATTACGCGCCCTTATGTTGGGTTCGGTATCGCATGATTGCCGAAACGCGTTCAGCCCTTCAAGCAATCCTTGAGGCTACCGGGTTACACACTTACGAAATCGTTCCGGAACGTGCGGCGATGCCGTGCGCGATCATGGAACCTTCGGCGTCGTGGATTTCTTCGGGTGAAGCGTTTGGTGAATTCCGGATTGCTTTTGATGTGACGGTTGCCGTGCAGACGGCTACGAATGCGGCACAGACTAGCAACCTTGACGCGTTGATTGAAGAATTGCTGATTGCGGTTCAGGACGCGCCGGGGTTCTATGTGGCGGATGTCAACGCGCCTAGTGGCGTGGAAATCAATGGCGTTATTTATCTTGGTGCGTCGTTCACGGTGTATCAAAACTATCGACTTTAGAAAGGTCAAATATTATGGCAACTTCGACCCGCATTAAAGCCAATGCGCTTAAGATGAGCATTGACGGTACCGATTATTGGGCTGATTTTTCTTCGGTTAGCCTTCAGAGTGAAGACGCATCGAGCGACGTTAACACGTTCGCGGATGCCGCGGTTGGTGGCCGCCGGGATTGGTTCTTTACCGTTTCGGGTGTTCAGTCTACTGAAAGTACTTCGTTTTGGATGGCCGCATGGACGGACGCCGGTAGTGAAGTAGCGTTTATTTACGCACCGCACGGCAACGCAACCGCGTCTTCTTCTCAGCCCCATTTCACCGGAACCGTACGTTTGCCCGCACGCGGATCGTTCGCTATCGGTGGCGATGCTTCGGCTGATGGCACATTTTCGTTCGACGGTGTTCGCATGGACGTCGTTGGTGACGTCACTCTTGACACCACCCCCTAGCGTATGGCACTTGCGCCCGGCACGCGTACTAGTGTAATCGCGGTACGTCCTAAGAATGTCGGTGGCGGGCTAACGCTCTCCACCGACAGGCTTGGCCGTACTCAGGTTCAAGGGTTGTGGAAGACCCGCCGGGCGCTTATGGAAATGGGCATGGAACGTAACCTTTTCGAAAAGTGGATTAAGGAAAGTGCCATTATGACGGCACGTGAGGCGAATAAGTACGTTCCGGTTCTTTCTGGCCGTCTTGCTATTTCGTTGCGTGGTCAAGCGTCTAAGAAGGTCACGTTGAAAGGCGGTGGCACCGAAAGGCGTTTCGGTGGTGTCGTTATTGCACGCGCCCCGTACGCAAAAGCGATATCATTGGGTAAGTATTTTAAGAAAAGCGGCAAACGCATTAAGGGTAACCCGTACCTACGTACGGCCAAGAATGCCGCGAAACCCAAAATCGTTGCGATGTTCAACACGAATATCGAAAAATGGTTAAACAAGAAAGGATTCAACACTAATGGATTTTGACAATATTACACTTGGTGAGATTGAAGAGATTGAAGCGTATGCGGGTTTGCCGATTACGCAAATTGCTGACATGGACACCACCACGGCTAAACTTCGTACCGCGTTCGTGTGGATCGTGAAGCGCCGTGACAACCCGGCGTTCACTATTGAGGACGCCAAGAAGTTGCCGGCGTCGGAGATGTCTAAGATTTTTGAGGTTGCAGAAGACCCAAAAGGGTAGCGTTGGATGAACGGGCGGCGGAAATTGCGGCGTTCGTAGTTCACTTAAAAATTTCACCAACTGAATACCGTGCTTTGACTTGGCGGGAACGTAACGCAATTATTAGGGAGATGGAGAAGACGCATGGCCGGCGGTAATATGATGATTACCCTAGTCGCTCAGACTAAGGGTTTCCGCCGTGGTATGCATAATGCGGCTAATGATTTGCTTAAGTTCAGTAAGCGGGTAGCGGTTGGCGCTAGTGCGGTTATTGGTGCTACGGCGGCGATGGGCATGGCGGCCGGTAAGATGGCTTCTGATTTTGAACAATCCGTTGGTGGTGTTGAAGCAATCTTCAAAAAGCAATCCGATCAGGTTGCTAAATTTGCTGAAACGGCCGCAACCAAAATGGGTTTGTCAATGGAACAATACAATCGTTCCGTTGCGTTAACCGGTACGTTGCTGAAGAAGGCCGGCGTGCCGATGGATAAGTTGGCGGGTAAAACTAACGTCCTTGTTCAGCGTGCGGCCGATTTGGCGGCTACGTATGGCGGCACCGTTGAAGAAGCCGCGACGGCGATGAGCGCGGCGCTACGTGGTGAATTTGAGCCTATCCGCCGGTTTGGTGTTGCGTTGTCGGTTGCTGAAATTAATCAACGTGCGTTAGCAGATTCCGGTAAGAAGAATGAAAAGCAACTTACCAAGACGGAAAAGATTGCGGCGGCTTATCAACTGATTCTTGAGCAATCGGCTGACGCGGCGGGTCAGTTTGCGCGGGAATCGGATACGCTAGCCGGTCAACAGGCAATTCTTAACGCCAATTTGAAAAACATTGGTATTAGTATCGGCCAAGAAGTCTTACCGGTTCTTTCGGAATTGGTTGGTCAGTTTACCGATTGGCTTATGTCGGATGCTACTCAAAAGGGTATTGAAGATTTTAAAACGCTACTTGGGGACGTTTTTGAACGGTTCAAGGTTGCGTTTAACGATCCGGCGGTTAAGGAATCGTTTAACCGTCTGTGGAACGGTGCAACTAAGTTTATTGAATTCCTTGAATCCCCGCGTGGTAAGAAGGCGATTGCGGATTTCGCTAAAGCGGCGGCCAGTTCGTTTGCCGTTATCAATGAAGTTCTTATGTTGATGTTGTTTTTCGCTCAATCGGTTGTTAAGTTGTTCACCGGTGACTTTAGTGGAATGCTACAGACGTTCCCGGAATGGAAGACACAATTCTTCCCCAAATATGGGACAATGGAAGCATGGGACGCGCCGGCCGGTTCGTCCACTTGGGGCACTATCGCGAACACGGGAACAAATTCGAACCCGTACGCTGAACAATCAAGGTCGAAGGGTATCACGGTCAATTTCAATACCCCGGTCGATTCTGTTTCTGCCGGTAAATCGGTTGCCCGCGTGCTGAAGAATTACAATCGCATGAATGGACGCTACGCATGACATGGCTGAACCCCCTTTACGGTGATGTGACCGTTGAGGTCGCTGACAATACGGCCGGTACGGTTACATGGGTTGACGTGTCGAATGAGTTGTTGAATGTCACCGCGTCGCGTGGTGGTGATGCGGCCGCCGTTGGTGAATCCGATGCGTCGGTTGGAATGCTTACCGCCATGTTTCACGATTTTTCGACAACGGTTAATGTAGGTTTTTGGATTCGGGTACGCGTTACCGGTAACACGATTTGGGCGGGTTCCGTTACTGATCGCAATTCGGTGACCGTGTTCGATGACAATACGCCCGGGCTAACTTATGAGGTTACGACGTTGACGGCGGCCGATTGGGTTCAGGTTGTCGGAAACGTCACGGCCAATGGTTCCGTTGTGTACCCTATGACTGGCCTTTACAACGTGACCATGAGTGTAGGCGCGGCCGTTGATAGTTTGAATAACGCCGTTTCTACCGGGTACGATATCATTTCTTACAACACGGATTTCAATGCGTTGACGATTGGGCAAACCGATTTATCCGGTACCGTCGCGGAACACTTGGACGTTATTTGTAATTCGGATAGTACGGACGAATTCAATTGGCGCCCTACGCTTCTTTCACCTACGACTAGCCACGCCCCGGCCGGTGCTATCTATTTTGATACGGCCGTTGGTGACTTGACTAGCATCGTTTTCACGGATGACGTGACGGGGTTGCATTACACCGATTTGACGGTTCAAGAATTGTCATCGGATGTTTTGAACGTGCTGACGGTGAACAACCGGGCGATGATCCGCGCAAGCAACAACCCTAAATTGAGGGTGTTTACGGATGAGAGTGCGACGGCGGTTGACGCGGGTAGCATCGGAATTTACGGGGAACATTCTGCCGAATTCGATGCACGTATTCCGATGGAATTCAATTACCACAACTTGAAGCGTGACATTAATCTTTGTTGGAACCCCAATGCCGAATATGGCACCGAAGGCTACCTTGTTGATTCTTCGGCTACGACGAACATCCGACGTTTTAAGCCGTCTTCTGAGGCTACCCCGTTTGATGCATATGATGGCGATTATGCGCTTCGTCGCACGTTCCTAGCGGCGGGGCCAAATACCAATATTATGTACAACCATGACGGCGGCGAAGGTATCCCCGTTATTGCCGGTTACGGGTACAAGTTTTTGGTTCGCGGCGCACGGTACACGACGGCAACGGATGCACAGGTTCGCGCTGAAATCAGTTGGTACGACGATAACGGCGCATTGATTAGCACGATTATTGGCACCCCGGTTACGTTGACGAATATCCGCCAATGGTATGCGGCTAGCCATTCCGGTACGGCGCCCGCGACGGCGGTGACGGCTAAGATTCGTGCGACGTTCTTGCGTTCCGGTGGCACGAATTTCGCAATCGGTGCGAAACTTTACGCGGATGCTTTTACGTTCCAAGAAGTAACATCGTTGACGGATACGATTACGTATTTCAGCGGCGATACGGAAGACACCACGGGCTTTATCCATTCTTGGTTTGGCCAAGAAGGTAGATCGGAATCCGGCCGGTTTATTAACTACGTGCAGAATAAAGCCGATATCACCGTTGGTGGTGACACGGCGCCCCGCGTGCGTGAATTGCGGTGGAACGCTACCGAAGATTTTACGGCCGCCGCACAACTTGATTTGTTGCACCTTGTCACGGTGCGTAATGCAAACGTGAACGGTGGCGCCCCGGCGTCTTGTTTGATTACCGGTATCGATTGGGAGATTACCCCCGATTCAATTATGTGTACGCTGAAACTACGATAGGAAAAAAATATGAAGACCAAATTTGTTGAGGCCGTTAAAATTGTCGGTGAATTTGCGTGGCGGGCGTTTGGCCTTTTTTTGTTTACATTGGGCGCGGGTGCCGGTGTAGGCGGGATTCTTGGTGACGCGTTTGCCGGAATTGTCACCGTCTTCGGTGGCGCCCTTCTTGTCGCTATCGGGTGGATTGGGTACCGTATTACGATTACGGGCGGCCTTGACCGTGCTGACGTCGCTGATTCGATGCGCCGGGCGGCGGAACAAGTTGAAACGGATAAAAAGAAGTGACCGCGGATGACAAGATTCCGGCGGTTCGTATCACGTTAACGGATATTTACAATGAATTGATTGAGGTCAAAACGCGTCTTGGTGATCACCCGAAACAATTGGATGACCATGAACGCCGTATTCGGAATCTTGAAATGAAAGTTTGGAGCGCATCCGGGTTGGCCGGAATTGTCGCTATCGTTATCACGCAATTGTTGAGGGGTGTTTAATGGCTACTAAGAAGAAGGCGCCGGCGAAAAAGGGCGGTTGGATTTTCCCGGTGCGTGCGCCGATTAAGATCTTGGATGATTTTGAAGCGCATATTGCACGCGGTTCAGTCAATCCCGGGTTGGATTTCCCGAAGGCCGTAGGCGCCCCGATTATGGCGTGTCAGGCGGGTACGGTGACGATTGCGAATAGTGTCGGTGCCGGGGCGGGCGGTAAGATGGTGGTGCTTGACCATGGTGCCGGGTTTACGTCTGAGTATTTGCATATGAGCAAACTGAACGTGTCGAATGGTACGAAGGTTGCGGCGGGTGATGTGATTGGTTTTGTTGGTGGTTCCGGGTTTGGTCAACCGGATCACTATGGCGCTCACTTGCATCTTGCGATTAAGCAACGGGGTAAGAATGTTGACCCGTACGCGTTTTTGAAGGAGCATTAAAGAAGGTTTTGCCGGGGTTTCCTTCCTTTCCCCCGGCGGGGTTGGTGGTGTTGTGGCCGCCAACCCCATTCTTTTTTGTTACCGTTTCGTTATCTTTTTTTTCTTGATTTTGCTTTTCTGTGGAAAAAGTGTGTTACATTGATTACATAAAGGCCACCACAACTTAGGCCTTCCGAAGAAAAGGAAAACAAATGAACACGAACACCGCATTCCACAACATGGTTCAATTCGCTAAAACCGTTGACGCTCAGGCAACATCGGAAACCGCAATTTGGAACTTGTTCAAGGCCGGCACGATCTCCTACGACGTGGCCGATTTCATGACCGATGGACGCGGCTACATGGCCGCCCGTGGCGCTGAACTTATTTATGGCACCGGTTCCGCATTGTTCCACGATGACGCACCCGGTTGCGTTTTCTGTGGCCGCATTCTCCCCGTTGGCGCTAGCGGTTGCACCGATTGCAACGAATACAAGGGCGTTTTGACTTGGGAAGAAATGAACGATTTCGATGCCGTCAATGATTTCCTTGAGTTGCACTTTATCCGTTCGTTGGATGAGGTGGCCGCATGACCGGGGTAGTATTCGGGTTGGTCATGATGGTTTTCGGCATCGGGCTTATGGTCACCGGCGCGATCATGGAAATCACCGGCACCCGAAACGGCGCAATCGATACCGGGTTTGCATTATTCCTAATCGGTTCGTGCATTCTCTTCGCGTCGTTTACATTTTCGCCAAAAACAAACTGCAAAAAATGAGCGACTACCTATTTGATTGGCCGGAATACGTTGAGCCGGCACCGGTCGAATACGTCCCCGTAATAACCATATGCGCCGATTGCGGTGAAGCATCCCCAAACGAAACACTTCACAAAATCAACCACGGCACCGTTTTTAACGGATGGTGCGTTAAACACCTATGGATGAACCGATGGGCGTTGTTCGCTATGGCCGATTTGGATAACGCGCAAGCCCATTGGGTCGAAGCGCTTGAATGGATTGAAGGGAAAGGATTCACACCAAGTGTCACAAGAATTAATTGAAAAGGTACGCCAAGAATTGAACGGCATACGTGCAGAAAAATGGGTAGCGGAACGGAAAAGCCGTGAAGAAGCCCGCAAACAATTGAAACGAAACATGGAATCGCGTGACCGGTTCACACGCCCATACCGTCAAACGAAAGTGATCCGGAACGGTGTAACCCCAATGGGTAAATCGGTTGCACGTCGTACCTATGTGCAAGACTTAACCGCACGACAAACACAACTAGCAGAAAGGATACTTAATGAACTCGCGCAAAATCGCCCAAGCGGGAACTGATGAATGGTACACGGCGCGACGTCGCGGCGTAAGTGCTACAGCGGTCGCTAAAGCGTCCACCCCGGCCGGATTCCGTGAAGCGGTAGAAAACGCGATTAACCCGGTCGAAATCCCCGATAACGGGTTTATGAAATTCGGGCGCGACTACGAAAATTGGATAGTGGAAAACATTCCCGAAACGTACGGCATCGATCATAACGATTGGCTAGTGTGCGCAGACGGTGCTGGGAATGAATGGCAACTAGCAACACCGGACGGGCTTAACGCCGATTGGACGGTTATCGCTGAGGTGAAGACCACCGGAAAAGAATGGGCATCGTACCACCAAATTCCGATTCAATACCGCCGTCAAGTCCAATGGCAACTTCATGTAACTGGCGCCGATATGTGCGTTTTTGCTTACCTTTTGCGTACAACGGCACCCAATGGCGATTTGGTGCCGGCATGGTTCGCCCCGGAAATCTATGAGATTCCCCGGGATGAACTTCTTATTGCCGAATTGATTGATACGGCACAACGTCTACAGCAAGAAATTATTTTTAGAGAGGAATCGGAACGTGGCACAATTTAATTTGAACGATTATGAAACCGTTGAGGAACGTCTTAAGCGGTTTTGGCGCGATCACCCTACCGGGTCGATTGTTACAACGAATCAGACAACCGCTGATGACCGTTCTAGGGGTCAATGGGTAGTTTATGCGGAAGTGTATTTTGACCGCGCTGACGGGCGTCCTACAGGCTCCGGGTTGGCGTTTGAAACGGACGGTGTTGGAATGGCACAGAAAACGGCCGGGCTTGAAACGTGTGAAACTTCGGCAATTGGCCGCGCCCTAGCCAATTGCGGTTACAGCGGTGACAAACGTGCATCGCGTGAGGAGATGGCTAAGGTGTCACGGTTTTCGGCGGGTTTAGCGCCGGCACCGGTGACGATTGACCCGGGTACGGCTAAGACGTTGGATGAACTTAATGCGTTGTGGTCGAAGGCGTTGGACGCGGGGCTTACCGGGGAACTTCAACCGGCGTTTTCGAAGCGTAAGGCCGAATTGTCATGAGCGGGGAATTTATCTACCGCCCGCATACTTGCGACACGCCAGACGAATACAAGCAGCCCAAAGGCACAATTTGGGAATGCGAATGCGGTAAGCAATTTGAGCGCGTGCGGTCTCGCGGGCGTGTCCCCTATCCTTACTGGGTATGGAGCAACGCACCCGAAAAACCCAAAAAGAAAAGGTGGTGGCAGTCATGACCGCTTACGGTATCAAACTAGACATTACCCCGGTACCGAAAGGGCGCCCCCGATTCAGTCGCACCGGACACGCCTACACCGATCCGAAAACGCGCGAATATGAAAAAGCCGTAGCCGCCGAATGGGTAAAACAATGGGGTGCCGATTTAAATATTGAAGGGGACGTTCTCGCCACAATCATTGTCGGTACGGCTAATATGAGGGCTGACATTGATAATTTCGTTAAATCCCTACTTGACGGCGTGCAATTAGCGGGCGCTTTTGCTACCGGTGATGAACAAGTTACCGGGTTGCGTGCGATGAAGGTCAAAACGGATAAGGCGGGCGCGTACGCGTTCGTATTATTGGAGAAAAAGGAAACCACAGAATGAACGAATCACAACAACTTCACGTTTGGCTTAATTGGGATCGTAGCCAAAATAAAGCAAAATCATTTACGGATGTAATGCGCGATTCCGTAGCATTTTACACTTTTCAAATTGGTGCCGGTGAAATTCAATACGGCGCACGAAGCGATTCTTCTACGGCTAAACAAGATTTTGAAATGATGCTTAGTATTTTCCGTACTAATCCCGAATGGGATGCAGAAAAAGAAGCCCAATTTTTTGAGAGTGTTCCTTATTTCGATTATTCGGTTGAGCAAAATGAGCGTTGAAAAGATTGCGGCGGTACTACACCACGCCCCAATTGGTGGCACCGCCAAACTATTGCTTATCGGCATCGCGAACCACGAAGGGGACGGGGGTGCATGGCCGGCCATGGCCACCCTAGCCCGGTACGCCGGTGTAACGGATCGCAACGCCCGCAAGATGATGAAGCGCTTAATCGAATTGGGTTTTGTTGAGGCCGCTAGCCGGGACGGTCAAACGAACGTGTACCGTACGTGCATCGAATGCCCGCCCGATTGTGACCGTTCCACGAACCACAGAATGACCCCGGTCGCTACCGTCACCCCGGTCGCATTCGACACCCCTACCCCGGTCGCTACCGACAGGGGGGGGATGTCGCTAGCGACAGCCGAACCGTCAATGAATCATAATATTAACCTAACTGAAACATCCTTTTCAGTCGAAGCCATATTTGACACGTTCATTGACCGGTATCCGCGCCCGTCAGACCGTCGAAACGCATGGGCATCGTTCAGCAAACTGACCATTCCCGAAGCGTTACAAGCCCTTGACGCCCTTGAACGGTGGATGACATCGGTAGAGTACCCGGCTGAACGTAAGTATGTTCCCTATGCGGCCAATTGGATTGATCGCGGATACCACCGGAACACGTACACCGCTAAGAAGGCCGAAACCGGCATTAGCGAACGAATCAACAAAATTAACCAAAAAAAGATTGACGAAACACCGGCGGAAATTGCTGAAAGTGTGATAGAGTGTGAACACGGCACAACCGCATTTTGTCGGGAATGCTACACCCAAAAAGTAAAGGAAAAATAAAATGGGAGAATACAAATTCGGCGGCGTCGTAAAGCGCGAATTCGCCAAAGGGTTCAAGGTAGCCGAAATGGTCAAGTTGCCAAACGGTTCATCGTTCGATCGTCTTATTACCGTATGGACGTCCACACCGGTAGCCGAAGGCACCACCGTCGAAATCAACGGCACATTGAGCGTCAAGCAATCCGAATACGTCAACCGTGACGGCGAAACCAAAACCGGCCTTGAATGGAACGTAAACGACGCAATCATTCAGGTACTCACCCCCGCCGCAAACAACCCCGTAGCCGCCGCACAAGCCGCATGGTCGAACGAAGCCCCATTCTAATGAACGTACTACGTGAAGAATTTCTTGTCATCAGCCGCCGTCTCATGACTACGGAACGCCGCCTTGACAAACTCAACCGCGACTTAGATCACGCCTACAACTCACTAATCGTATTAGGCGTATTTGCCACCTTCTCAACCATCGGGGCAACCACCGCCGTACTAGTCGTATTGGAAGCCGGGTTAATCAAATGACACTAGAAACCACCCTAGACACGCCAACCGCCCCCAAATGGGGCAAATGCCAATTCCGCCCATGGCTTGACACCTTGAACGAATCGGAACGTAACGCCGTTATCCGGGCGTTCGATAACCCCGCATGGACAACATCAGGAATCATCGAAGCACTACACGCAAACGGGTGCCCATGCTCAGCGACAACAATCCGCACACACCGTAAATTTGCGTGCCAATCGTGCAACCGAAAAGACGGACGATGATAGACACCTACGCAGACGAAACAAAAGACGTCATCCGACGCATCGGGGCGCTAATGGAAAACACGCGCATATCGAACATTATCCAAGCCAAAATTGACGAATGCGATTGCGAAAAAGGCACATGGCACGAATGCGATCGATGCACCGAATTCAAAAACCTTCTTTATGACATTGAAAGGCCAAAAAAATGAGCGACGAAATCCCCATTGAACCAACACTTAACGAACGCGTTTTAGACATTGAAGCCCGCCTTGTAGCCATCGAACACTATTTAGCAACCAACGGCGCCTAATATGCTTGAAGACCTTCTTAAAACACCCGTAGCGCCCGCTACAGCGGCCAAACGCACCGGATACACGTTCACACAAGAATACGCGCCACACGACCCCAAAACGGTCAACATAACCGCAACCACCACCGAAGCGCTACAAGACGATAACGCCATAAAAGCGTTCATCCTAGCAAACGGCGGAATCATCCCCGAAGGCTACACCGCCCGGCTAGTCGAAGCCCGCCACAATACCGCCGCATGGACACGCGACAACCCCGAAGACAACGCCACAACCCGCGGAACATGGTTTTACCGGTTCACCATCGAACCCGTAAAAGAAACCCGCGAAAGCGCCGTAAACGACCTAATCAAGGCAATAGAGAAACGCAAACCCGCCACCAAAAAAGCCAAACCCGTCACCGACGTATTTCACCTACTGATCGGGGAACCCCAGATAGGCAAAATGGACGGGGACGGCACCGCCGGCATCGTACAAACGTTCCTAGACGGCATACAAGCCGCCGGGGAACGCTACACGCACACACCCGCCACACACGTACACATAGCATGGTTAGGCGATTGCATCGAAGGCAACCAATCCCAAAACGGCCGCAATATGTGGCGCACCGAACTAACCGTGACCGAACAAACACGCCTTCTCAGACGGCTCATGTTGCACGCAATCGACCACTTCATTGACCTAGGCGCCCCCAATATCTCCATGGACGCCGTAAACGGCAACCATGACCAAGTACAACGGTTCCAAGAAACCCGCGCCGATGACGGCCACGCAACCGAAGCCGCAATTGCCCTATCAGACGCGTTACAACTCAACCCCGCCCGATACGGTGGCGTATCAATCTACGTACCCGAAAAAGACGCCGATCACATCGTTCGCCAAATCGGCAACACCACGTTCGTCATGCTCCACGGCCACCAATTCACCCGTGGTAAGTCAATGGAATGGTGGAAAGGCCAGACGTTCAACAACCAAACCGCCGGCGCCGCTACCATCATGTTTCACGGCCACGAACACGAATTTAGTATTAAGTCGAAGCGTGACCGCCTAGCCATATGCGTGCCAACCCTTGAAGCTGAATCAACATGGTGGAAACACCGCACCGGTGACGTCGGTAAACGCGGCTCCCTAGTCCTTACCACCACCAACGGCACGTTCGCGAACATGGAAATCGTATGACCGCCAAGGAACTGAATACAGCCGAATGGAAACGCCTACGCGTGGCCATCCTTGAACGTGACGCGTTCACGTGCGGCTATTGCGGTAATGAGGCTACCGCCGTTGACCACATACACCCCCGCGCTTTAGGGGGTACCAACGACCCCGGCAACCTAATCGCTTCATGTATTCAATGCAACTCAAGGAAGAAAGACCGCATCATGATCCGCCAACCATGGACATCCCCCCGATGGGGGGTGACCCTATGAACCCATTGATTAGCGCCCGTCGCTAGTCGCAAAATCGACCCCTTCATTTTTTTGAAGGGGTATTTGAGCACCCGCGCCCGCTTGTCGGTTCTTACCCCCGAAGTTTTAAACATTTGAAAGGTACAAAAAATGACCGATTCCACCGCTAAGACGTTTACGGATTCCGTGCGTATTTTCTTGGATTCCGCTACATGGTTGGACGATTCGCACGCGCCTAGCGTGATTGCGTTGCAAGCCGTTGCACGCGAATTGGATTTTGAAGTTACCGGTGCGCTAGTTGCACAATTTGGGCTTTTGCATCGGTCGCTTTTGAAGGCGAAACCCGAAGCGCCTACGTTTGTTGATCCGCTTGGTGAGTTGTTGCGCCGTGACGTTTAACCCGGCACGTTTCACGCCGGCGTTGGCGGATGATTTCCGTTCGTCGATTGATTGGTTGCTTCCGGCGATTGAATTGGCGTGGTCAGTTGCTACGCCGGGGTTTAAGTTTGACGATTGGCAAATTGAGTTATTGCGCCGGGTGACGGAATTGGATGGCGATAAGTTGCGGTGGCGTTCGTGTCTGATTTCGATGGGGCGCCAGAATGGTAAGACTGAAATTGTTTCGGCGCTTGGAATTTGGGCGTTGTTGCGTTCGCCGGGTCAATACAATGTTTCCGTTGCGTCTACGGCTGAACAAGCCCGCCTTGTTTATGACCGTGTTCAACGTGTTATCGCGTCCAATCCGGCGCTTGAACGTCTTATGACTAAGTTGACGGATACGCGTGGTATTCGTACGCATGACGGTAGCCGGTATGAGATTAAGGCGGCCAATGCGAATACGCTTCAGGGTATCCCGATTAGTGTAGGGATTATTGATGAAGTTCACCTTGTTGGTGAACCGGTTCTTGATGCGCTTTCGTCGGGTACCGGTTCGCGCCCGGATACGTTGCTTATTGGTATTACGACGGCCGGTGATCAAGATTCGACGTTGTTAACGCGTCTTTATGAGAATGCGGCGAAGGCGATTGACGGTGACGCGCGTTTTTCCCGGTTTGGTGCGTGGATTTGGGAGGCGTCGGAATCGACGGTTCCGGATGACGATGCCCGGTTGTTGGAATTGTTGCGTGAGGCTAATCCGGCGGTTGCGGCGGGGCGTATTGATAACGATATTCTTTTGACGGATGTGCGTGCGTTGCCGGATGAAGATATTATTCGGTACCGGTTGAACCGGTTTGTTGATTCGGATAATAAGGCGTTTATTCCGTTGTCGTTGTGGACGGCGTGTGAACGGCCGCTTGGTGAGGTGTTTCCAAAGGGTCAACCTATTTTCGCGATTGATAAAACGCCGGGTTGGGAATACGCTACGGTTTCGGTGGCGGTGAAGACGCCGGATGATATTATTCATACTGAGGTAGTGGCGTCGTTGGTGAAACCTACGTTGGAACGTTTGGTTAATGTTGCGATGCAATTGCGGGCGCATAATCCGCGTGCGATTATTGTTGATTCGTATTCGTTGCGTGATTTCGCTAAGGAAATGAAAATTCGCGGGTTGCCGATTGAAACGGCATCGTTGGGCGATGTTGTCAATGCGTCTTCGTTGTTGTATGCGCGTTTGGCGCGGCGTACGTTGCGGCACGCGGCTGACCCGTTGCTTTCGGTGCAGATTCCGCGCACGATCCGTAAGGCGGTTGGCGAAAATTATCGTATTAGTCGCACCAATTCAAGTATTGAGATTGATGCGGTTATGTCTACGGCGTTGGCGATTTGGGGCGCTGAGGTGTTGCGGGAGATTGATTTACAAGTTTTCTGATAACATTGAAATCTTATGGAAAATGAAACTTATTATGTCCCCGTTGACCCCATGGATTTGCTTCAATGTGAGTCGTGCCAGTAGTTTGCGGCACCGCTAGACACTAGATGTTGTGTTTGCGACACGCCGAAACACTAGATGTTGTGGTTTGCCGTCCCGGGTGCTACTATTTGGTTAATGGCATGGTACAACTTTTTAACACCGGTCAAGCCGGTCGATTTGTCGCGTCTAGAAGCACGTTCAAGCGCTATCGTTCCGCCGCCCCGTTCAGCGTCTTCGGGCGTCACCACGAACGACGCGTTAAGTCTTGCGTCGGTGTTCCGTGCCGTCGGTATTCTTTCGACGTCCATGAAGCAACTCAAGGCGCACGCGTACCGGGACGATGTTCAGGTTGCCGCCCCGTTGTGGATGCGTTCGCCGTCGCTGAACGTGTCGCGATCAACTTTTATGGAACAAACCACGAATTCGCTAGCGCTTTCCGGTAACGCGTATTGGTTGGTTACCCGTAACGCCCGTGGCGAAACGATTCAAGTTGACGTTTTGAACCCGTTCGATGTTGCGATTAACGCGAACGATGACGGTACGCTTTCCGGGTACACGTACCGGGGTACAACGAATTACACCAAATCAGATATTCAGCATTTGGCATATTTGCGGGTACCGGGGAACCTTTACGGTTTAGGGGCGATTCAAGCCGCCAATGCTGAACTTCTTAATGCCCGTGATACCCGCGATTACGCTTCTACGTGGTTCACCGATTCGGGTATTCCTTCGGGTGTTTTGCGTACTGACCAAGTGCTTTCAGTTGA